GCACCGATGATATGCCTAGTTTTTGTTCAGAATTGTCATATGAATATGGCGTTTATGCAAAGAAGTTTTTAGACGAAAACAGGGCATGGGGTTCTGTGAATAAAAGTTTTAAAAATGTTGCGATGAGGCCGCTTGAATCTATAGCTAGATCTGCTGGTTTAAGAGAAAGTGATAAGCCTAACATTGCAACTTCCGGATACTCCGTGTTATATGAAGACTATTTAAAAAGATTAGAAAGCTTAACTATAGATGAGAAAGATAAGGCAGTGATCAAGTTGAAGAATTTTTACATGAATTCTTTACTGGTAAAAAAACAGTGTGTAACATATGATCATAAATGGAAAGCTGATGCTTTCGAAAACACTTACATGAAAACATTTATTCAGGCCTGTAATGATTTACAATCAACATCTAAATATCCAACAGTAAAAGCAAAGGATTATAATGATGTTATTAAAAAAAGTTACATAATGTTTACAATGGCTTTGAAGTTGCAGTGGGTAGGGATGAGAGAATTGTGGGTATGTATGAAAGACGCGAGAATGCAACAAAACGTAGTTGAAGAAGTAATGGACCAAATGTGTCAATTTTTTCCCAATGAATTCATAAGTTGCCCATCAAATTATAGACCAGAAAAGGTTATGAGAACACTAATGCCAGGTAATGTACCAAAGAGGCGTAGGTGGCTTTCAACAGAAGACCACTCAAAGTGGGGCCCACAATCAAATACTAGGAAATATGTTTATTTTCTGTTAAGTATGTCTGATAGGCTGGACCCAGCATTCTTTAACATAACTATGAACCTTCTACATAATTGGGAACGTAAACTTAAAGGTGTCAAATTAATGCCCTTTCTAAGGTCTGGTTTCTATGACCAATTCGAGATAATTTTGTCCCCTGAACTTACTTTGGAAAGACTGAAAGCAACAGTTGAATATTTAAATAAAAATAATGAAGAAAGTGTTAAGAAAGGAAATAAAGACATGCATATTGATATTCAAAAGCTTAAAATATTATTCGATATCGATGATGAATCAAGAAAAGATAAGTTAAATAAAGATGGGACCATAGATTGGGATTCAGTAGACATAATAGAATATGAGGATAAGTTCGGTATTTATTTGATATTTCATAGTAGTCCAGGTGAATTCGTTATGGGCATATTCAACAAGCTATCATCTTTATATTTAGCCTCTCAACAATTGTGGCAAACAACTTTTTATGCTATGTTATCCAATAACTTACATCGGGCTGACATGATCAAAGACATGACTTTAACTGCAATTGATAAATCACAAGGTATAGAAACAATAGAAAAGGCATTTGGTGAAAAGAGTAACATAGCAATCTCTTCAGGAGATATAATTAGAAGATTGAGGATCATGAAAGAAGACTTTGGACAAGAAGAATTTACAATTGAAAGGCTTATTGAAACTATAGCATGTGTGGAGAATTTAAGTTGTCCTATCGTTATGACTGCAACAACAAAGAGCATGATAGAGAAAATCACTAAAATATTTGCAGATAAATATTTAAAGGTGAGGCAAGGGGACAATTCTGATGAATATAAGATGGATCCTGCATCTCTGGAAAGGAGAGCTTGTGAAGGAATCTTGTTGAAAGTAACCCCTCATTCACACAGATATCCAGAATATTTTAATTATAAAGAAATTTTAGATTTAGAA